CAACAACCGCGGCAAGAAGAATCTAAAGGCCTTCTTGCCGGGTTGGGTAATATGCAAGAAAAATTTGCTGGATATGAGGCGAGCGACGCTGATAAGTCGGCAGGGGAACAAGTTATCCAGAAGTGGATGGATGAAAGTAAGGATAGTTATGTTAATCAAGCAGCATTGAATGCTGCTACTGGGGCAATGAATGTTGCTGCCGGTTTTTCATCAGCGTTTGGAAACGATACCTTATCAGATGCCGTAGAAAAATATCAACAAATGCAGCCTCGTCGTCCAGAGTTTGATTACACTGGTTCGGAGTACTGGACGAGTCCTCAAGGTGCTTGGGCAGATCTTTGGCAGGGATTAGGATCGAGTGTTCCGATGCTTGGAGCCGGCGCACTGGTTCCCGAAGCAGTTGCTGTTCGCGGTGCTGGATTATTGGGAAACGGTCTTGGTCGTGTAGGTCTTGGCAGGATTGCTAATAGTAATGCTGGAAGAAAGATATTGGACGACATCGTTCGCGGTGTCCCCGGTGCATTTATTGATTCCGGGTCAGAATACGGCAGCGTTGCAAATGATTTACGCAAGCAAGGTGACGATAATGCGGCTATCCACGCATTGCCCGTATTAGGTGCTAACCTTGCGTTAAACCTGTTTACGACACCTGTGGAATATGCCTTGATGAAAGGTGCAGGATCTCGTATTTTCAGTCCTAAAGCAGGTGAAGGCATCGCGAAAAGGGTCGGCATGGCCGTGCCTCGTGCTATTCCGGGTATCGCTGCTAGTACTGCTATCGAAGGGCCGCAGGAATTATTGCAGGAAACTATTTCTGGAATTGCGAAGGGCGAGCAAGTAGGAAATCCACTGAATCCGTATTCGTGGACCCCGGAACAGCTGCAATCCTTTGTAGCCGGGGCAGTAGGCGGCGCCGGAATGGCAGCTCCAGGAAATATTGTTGGAGGGTTGCGTAGTCCTGGAGAGATTATAGAAGAATCTATTCGTGATAATGCTCCGGCGGCTGACTCTGGCAATGTAAATACGGGCCTGAAAACGCCGGAAGAAATTATCCGTGATTCCATGCCGACGCAACAGATGCAAGAAGATGAACCGGGCACATCGCAAGGCGTTTCTTCGTCCGCTTCGGCTCAGCCGACAATGCAAACAAATGGTAATGAATACCAAGCGGCCATTGTACAAGCAGCTCAGCAATATAATATTCCGACTAATATTGCACTCGGCATAGCTGCGCGCGAGACGGGCGGCGACGATGTGAACGCTATAAACATGTCCGAAAACGGCGGACTTATGCAAATTACGGAAGAATCGGCCCGGGATTACGGTATTAATGAAAAGTATCAGAACTGGCGTACTGATCCGAAGCAAAACGCATTGGCCGGTATGGACATATTGTCTCAGAAAATTAAAGAAAATAACGGCGATGTGTGGGCTGGCGTACGCGCATACAATGGCGCAGGTCCGCAAGCTGACGCATATTTGGAACAAGTGCGGCAGAATGCGCAGAATCTGGGCGGCATGCATGATACAAATACTGGCTTCAGTACGTATAACCTGCCGACACAAGGAGCAGATATTGACGAACAGATTACGCGCCTTACGCCGGAACTTCGCGCTGCGTTGCCTGCGATCGGCGGCATATTAAACGATATGGGACTGGCTCAAGGTTCAGCTATTTCATCGGCGGCCCGCTCGGCAGAACATAACGCTGAAGTTGGTGGGGCAGAAGGATCGTATCATATTGACAGCGGAAACGGAGGGAATGCCGTTGATATTGTTTTGCCGGAGGGTACGTCGCAGGAGCAGGCCGAAGCTGTCGCAGAACGTTTCCAGCAAACGGGAGCTTTTGAAGAAGTATTATTTCACGATGCCGGAAGCGGATATCATTTGCACTTAGGCGGTTATAAAGGCGGATTAAATGGACGCGCCATGAATACGGAAACAAATACGGTGCCTTCCTTCCAAGATGATTTGCAGAAATTTGAAGATGCGGAAATTCCGGATTTTGCCAGCTCGATGAAAAACACGACCACGAATGCCGAAGAATATGATTTGTTCGACAACATGTTTACTTCCGACCGCAAAGGCCGCGATAAGTTCGTCAACACGCCGGAGAACCGTCGTATGATACGGGAACGGTATCAGGACGCGTTGGAAGAAGCAGCGCTTCACCGTATGGCAAACGACGTGCTGGAACGACCGGCAGGCCGTCTTGATTCCACAGCAGCGACGAACTTATCAAATGCCGTAAAGACGGGCGATGCAGGGGCAATCAGGAAGATTCTTACTAATATGTACGACGTCAATAACCGAAATCTTACGCAGGCGGAAGCCCGTCAAGGCCGTGACTTGCCGGTGGAACAGATGTCGCAGCGCATCCGAACGTATTTGGACAATACTGCGCTGGAAGATATTGGGGAAGAACGGTACAATTCTTTGTATGATGCGCTGAGAAGCGGCGACGATACGGCGCTTCGAGAGGCGTATCAGGCTATTCAATCCAGACAGGGAGGTATAACGAATGCGGGTACGGGCACGAGTATCAATACGGCGCGGCCGGCCGAAGGTATTCAGAATCAAAATGGATCTGCCGTTCCTCAAGGCGGCGAAGGCGCGGCAGAACAAGGTCAAGCAATTGCCGGTCAAGGCAGTCAGACAGCAGACCTTTTAAACCGGAATCGGCAGGCTATCAGTCAGCGGCCTACGGGCATAACAGAAACTATGCGTGCTGATGATCCGAACGTGCAATTTACAGGTCAATACCGGCTGGTATCGGCGGATGACCTGACCACTTCGGACAGCGCCGGCTATCCGCAGCAGTATCAGCCTCGTAATCGTAACCGTGCGGCTATGCGGGCGCAGGTCGCTAACATGACAAACAATCTCAATCCCTCTGCGGTCGTAGACGCAACCGGCAACGTGAATCTGGGCGCTCCGGTCATTGACGAAAGCGGCGTCGTGCTCAACGGCAACGGCCGCACAATGGCAATCCGGCAAGCGTATCAGCGCAATGGACGGTCGGCGCAGAACTACAAGCAGTATCTGAAAGCGCACGCCGATGCGTTCGGTATGACGCCGGATATGATTGACAGTATCGAAAATCCGGTACTGGTACGTCAGGTAGGAAGCGACGCTCCCATTACGGACATCATTCACAGTACGGCTGGCGGCGCGGATATGAGCGCCGGCGAACAGGCCAAAAGCGACGCGGGAAAAATTAAAAAGACGACGCTCGACTTGTATAACGCAGAATCCCAAAGCCTTACATCGGCTGGGAACCGTGAATTTGTCAAAGCAGTATTGCGGGATATATCGACCGGCCGGGATGCGAACCGCATGTATACGGAAAATGGGCAGTTCAGCAGCGACGCTATCCGCCGCGTGCAGAACGCTATTTTTGCAAAGGCGTACGGTGACGACCATTTATTGAACCAGTTGTCGGAAAGCAACGATAATAATATCCGCAATATCATCAGCGCGATGCTCAAGGCTGCGCCGACGGTAGCGAAAATAAACCATGGTATTCAGCAGAACGAGTATTATCCCTATCCCATATCTCAGGTCATATCAGACGCAGCGAAGACGATTACCTCTTTACGCGAGCAGGGGAAAGAAGTACAATTTTATTTAAACGAAACCTCTTTATTTGGAGAATCGTTCCGAAATCCCAGCAGCGTCAAGGACGTCATGACCTTTTTTGACCAGAACAAGCGCAATTCGCGGAAGATTTACGAATTTATCGACCGGCTTTGCGAACGCGTCATAGGGCAGGGGAACCCGCGGCAGCAGTCGTTATTGCCTGCGCCTCGTCCGAAGCTGAACGAGATTATGAATCAGACGATAGGAGAGATGAATGATGGATTACGATCATTATTTGAGTCCGGAAGAACTCACGAGGCTGCAGAAGCAGGCGAAAACGTCGGACGAATGGCCGATGGGGTTCTGCAAGGTACGCCCGGAAATACGGGAACTGTTCAGGAAGCAGGACGAAGAAATGGCACGGAAGAAGCGCGAAGCGCAGAACAAGTAACGGCCGCGCAGGAATCGGCGCCGTCCGAGCCGATTACGAACCGCCCGACAGTCAAAGAATCGGAAATCGAGGTCAGCGATGAGAAAGCCGGCGACATCGAAGCTTTGCGGCAGGCATTGGCCCGTAAAGGGGAAGCTGTTTTTAATGTTGAAGACTATGAAAAAGCTCTCCAGGAACAGGGGGATAGCTATACCGTCTCCGATTACGCCAAGGATTGGATGAAACAAAAATTCCCGAACGTAGCAAGAGACAACGAAGCATACCGTGAAATAGAGCGGCTTGTCGCTGAACAGATGCAGGCTGCCATAGCGCAGGAAAGCCAAGGGGCGGCAAGCACACGTGCCGCACTGGACTGGGTGTTGAATGAGGATAAAGCCCCTATGAGTGTAGTCGAAGCGTACAAGGCCCATGTAGAGGCGGTCCTCAACGACGTCGAACGCGGCAATATGTCTGCGCAGGAAGCCCAAACGGAAATACGGGATTCTTTCCGGGGCGTGCGAAAATCCTCTTCGTGGGATACGATTCAAGGTATGGACTTTATGTATAATCAAGTACTTACTGCAAGTGAAAAGGCTCATAAGGAGCTTCAAGGGAGGATTGCAAGCCAATCTGCAGAAATTAAAAAAGCCGCCGATGAAGGCGACACAGTTAATGAAGAAAATAAAAAGGACGCATTGGTATCTCAGGAACCAGAATCCTCAAATGAGGCCCTCGGCACTCCTGCCGTCAATGCGTCTTTATCTACCGCTAATGTAGCACAGACGCAAGGTGAAGTCAATGAAACGACGGCTTCCTCTAAAGGAAATGCTCAAGATGTGAATGACATAAGAGATTCTTTTGCACTTCGCGTATTATATGCCGCAGATCCTAGCCAACGTGGTGGATACGGGTTAAAATGGAAGAAGAAAAAGGCGAATAACCTGTTACAAAAATATGATTTAGGACCGTATGAAGCTGACGGAAAGTATTACGTCAAGCTGACGTCCAAAGATACTTCGGCAGTTGACCTTCCGGACATCGAAGTACCCAAATCTGAATATGATTACGTCATGAATCTGACTGGTAAAAATGAAGGAGGTAATTCAAATGCCATTGCTGACAGCGCCGGCGCCGTGGCTGCACGACCTAGCGAAAGGACCCATCAAAACGAACTGGGGGAAACTGCTGAAAGCGGACGACCCGGTAGAAGCGATGGACAAGGAGTATCATCGTCTGACGAAAGAAGGACACAGCCTGTGGGCGACGTCGGCGTATCTGGACGTGGGCCTGCTGCTGGCGGAACGGCTGGCGATAGCCGAGTACAAACTCAAGAATCCAATGATAACGCCCGTAGCACCGGAAGTCCTAAGCTATCAGGAGGCGTTAGAGCTGGCCTTGAAGGAGTACCAGCTGATGAGCAGAGAAGACCTGCAGATATTGTTAAATCTGCTGCAGACGGACGAGCTGATGAAGCCAATAGAATAATCGAAGAACAGCAGAAAAAAGCCAAAGATGCCAAGCGCATAGCTGAAATTAGAAAGGAAGTCCCTGTCCTGCTGCCGGAACAGGCCGACGACGTATTGTTTGCCGAAAAGCGGTTATTTGACAATGATAAAAACGGCGTCCTCTTTACCAATGGCACCGGGACGGGGAAAACCTTCTCCGGCATGGGTATCGTAAAGCGCATGTACGACAGAGGAAAGAAAAACATCCTCATTGTCGCGCCGGGTGATGGCATTATTCAGCAGTGGATTGACGCTGGGAAAGACCACTTCAACGTTCCTATTACTCCGCTGAAAAGTACTAAAGACGCCGGCAAAGGCGTATGCATTACGACGTACTCCAATTTAAGCCAGAATCATGCATTGGCAAGCCGTGACTGGGACTTATTGATCATGGACGAATCCCATACGCTGTCAAAGAACGAACAAGGGAATTCGACCAGTGCGTTACGGCAGTTCTGGGGATTGACGGTACATGATAACGGCTACCAGACGTGGTTTGAAGATACTCATCAGGATATAACCAATGCCCGCAAGGAAGCGCGTAAAGAATTAGATAAAGCCCAGAAAGAGAAAGATGCGGCGAAAGAAAAAGACGCGCAGCAGCGCTATGATGAAGCGGACCGCGTATATCAAAAAGCATATGAAGCAAGCGAACCAGACTACCAAGGGAAGAAACATCCCAAGGTAGTTTTTTTATCGGCAACTCCCTTTGCCTACATTAAGAACCTGCAGTATGCCGAAGGCTTTCTGTTTGAGTATCCTAAAAATAGAAACGGACAAAAAGACGCTAACCAATTCCTCATGGACCACTTCGGCTACCAGTATAAGAACGGTCATTTGGAACGGCCCGGCGTTGAAGTAGACGGATCGTTAATGGGCAAGCAGTTCCACGACCAGCTGGTACAAGAAGGAGCATTACACGGTAGGACGCTAGAAGTAGATGCCGACTACGACCGCGGTTTTATCCGGGTCAATAATGGCATTGGCAATAAGATCGATGAAGGCTTCACGTATCTAGCTCAAAATAGTAACAAGTACAGTGAACTGAATCAGTTTATCCAGAAGGAATTTGACTATATCCATAAGCGGCAACTACTGGAAGCCATCAAAGCGAAAGAAGCTGTTGAGCTGGTTAAACAATATGTAAAAAGAGGCAAAAAAGTTGTCGTCTTCCACGATTACAATGAAGGCGGGGGCATGAATCCGTTTAATTTGACGGAAGAATATGTTAGGAAAAAGCTGTCTGGTCAAAAGAATATCTGGTTGGCAAACCGCGTCGTAAGACAGCTGGAAGAATTCAAGAAGAAGCGGCCTGACCTGCTGGAGCTGGACCTAAATGAGCTGAAATCTCCCATTGAAACGTTCCAAAACGCATTTAATGCGGAAGAAGTCGGGTTTTATAATGGGCAAAATAAAAAGACACGTATAGCCGAAAAAGATGATTTTAATGACAACAACGGCAAGAAAAAGATTCTCGTCGTGCAGTCGAACGCAGGAGAGGCCGGTATTTCCCTGCACGATACGACGGGCAAGTATCAGCGCGTTCTTATCAACTTGGGGATGCCGACCCGCCCAACAGCGACGATTCAGATTGAAGGGCGCATCTACCGCGTAGGAAATAAGTCCAATGCTATTTTCCGTTATCTGAATACAGGAACCGTTATGGAAGGGGAAATGTTCTCTAAAATGGCAGAACGGTCTGGCATGGTGGAGGCTATCGCCATGGGGGAAAAGGCTAGGGCGCTGCAAGCGTCAATTAACGCGGCCTATGAAGAATCTCAGGAAGGCGACGGCTGGAAGAAGTATCTGCCGGGCAGCCCGACGGAAGGAACCGGCGGCAAAGCCATAGACTATGTAGACGACCAGCTTTCCACATACGACAAGGCCAAGGCCTTTTACTTTGCGACCCAAAAGAAGACGAGCAAAAATAAGTCTGCCGAAGGGACAGACTACTATGCGACGCCGGAGCCGCTGGGCCTAAAGATGGTAGAATGGGCCGACCCGAAGAGCGGCGAAAACATGATGGAACCATCGGCAGGACACGGAGCCATTGCCCGATGGATGCCGGATTACACGCGAAATACGGTAGTAGAACCGTCATATGTATTACAGCCGGCATTGCAGCGGAACGTCTCTAATGCCAATGTCGTAAATAGTAAATTTGAAGAACTGGACCTGCATAATAAATTCGGAAGCATTGTCATGAACCCGCCGTTTGGTTCTGGCGGTAAAAAGGCAGTTGAACATCTTGCAAAGGCGTTCCGGCATTTAAATGACGGAGGCCGTATCGTGGCAATTATTCCCGATGATACATCTACTGCTACGAAGAAGCGGTTTGAAAAATGGTTTTATGGTGATGAAACCGGCAAGACAAAAGCCGAACGCGACGGCGTAACAAACGGCATACTGCGTGCGACTATCCACCTTCCGGCAGTTACTTTTGAACGCGCTGACACGAATATAAGGACAAAAGTTATCATCATCGACCGCTATGACAGCCGCACCATGCGGGAAGCAGCAGCCGCAGATGTGGAAGAACTTACGATTGACGCCAAATCCATCAACGAACTGTTTGATCAAATCGAAAATCTGGATATGCCGTCGCGCATTGTTGCGGACGAACGTCAATACTCTATCGCCCAGAAGACGGACGAAGAGCTGCGCCGGTCTATCGACGAACTGAAAACGGAAATAAAAGAAGCCTTCCCCGGCGCAAAGAACGTCGAAGAAGGCTTAAACAGTTTGCGCTTTGAAATGCCGAACGGCGCAAAGATTACTGTCGATATGCGCAATCAGATTGTTGCGACGCAAGAAGAGCTGGACAGGGCCAAGCAGGAACACGGCTACAACGCAAGCGATAATGTCGTCGTCGAAGGTTTTGCCGAAACGCACGGCAAGGAAGCGTATATTACATTGTCCCAGGGAAGCCGTAAAGGCACGGGATTCCATGAAGCGTTCCATGTCGTTCGCTCCATGATGTTGACGGACAAAGAAAAAGCCGCCCTTGATAAGTACTACAAAGGCGATGAAGAAAAACAGGCCGACGCGTATGCCGCATGGGTAGAAGCCCGCAGGAACGGTCATGGCACATTGTTTGGCAAGTTGTGGCGTAAGGTTCAGGATGCGGTTAAAAAGCTGCAAGCTATCCTGACTCGGACAGAAAACGTGCATACTATTCTGCGTAAGATTGAGACCGGAGAGGTATGGAACCGCATACTAAATCGTCAAGAAGAAATACCGAACAAACCATTATATAAAATTCAACAACGAGTTCCCTTTGCAGATATTGAAAAACTTAGAAACTTTGTATCCGTAGCATTAAAAAACAAGGGAAAAAAGCTACGTGTAACACTGGGGAAAGTTTCTAAAGAAGAGGCGGCTGCTATCAAAAAAGCTACGGGTTTGGATGTGGAAGGTTATGTTCATATTTGGTCCAGCAATGATGTGCGGCATGTTTTCCGTCGGCATGGAGTGGGGAATGAAAATGAGGAAGATCAGATCGGTCTTACTCCGGAAGACATAGTAGAAGCCGTTCAGGTAATACAAAGCCCTCATAAAATAGAAATCGGCAGCCCGTCTAATGAAGGACTGCCGTCAATTCGGTATATAAAAAAACAGCCAGACGGTACGATTACCGTGGCTGAGGTGGTTCGCGATGCAAAGAAAACATTGTCGATAAAAACAATGTGGAAGAAGCATCCCGAAAAACATCATGCCGACAAGGGCCTTCTGGATACGTCCGAAACCGCTCCCGGGAAATCATCTTCCACTACATCTAATGTAGCACAGGAAGGTGCGACCGTCAATAACATGAATTCTGCAATCAAAAAAGATAGCTTGCCTACAAACACATCAAATGATGTGCAGAAATTCGGCAAGCTATCTTCTAATAGCCCCAGTGTAGCAGAGTCGCTAAAAAACGTCAACAAGGACAGAAAATATTCTGTTCGTGATGAACGCAGCGAGGTTGAAAAAGCTGCTGAAAACTACGTGGCTCCGGAAGATTTACTCCAAAAAGCGAGAGATATCGTACCCATCTACACAGGGGCGAAAGTGAATAAGCAGATGCCGGCATATAAACGCTATAACAACAAAGCCAGAGGAGGACTTATTAGCGCCCCCAATGCTAGTGAATTAGCATCTGTCGTAGCTATGCATGTTCATAATGTCCTTCGCATCAAAGGCGCCAATGTCGAATTGACCCGTTCTGTATTGCAGGAAGCTGAAAATGCAGATCCATACTTGCGGTTATTCGATAAGAACGGCAAGGATATTGGCTTGACTCCGGCCCAAGCGTTGCAGGAAGGTGTATCTATTTTTGGCAGATATTATTTTACCGATCCGGAATTGGCAAGAGAACGCTTCCCTGAATACCACAAGAAGTTCCAAGCGGCATTGAATAGCGATGAAACATTAAAAAATAAAGTAGAAGCGTTTCAAAGTGCCGTCGAACAGATGCAAAAGCAGGATGTGCTGTTGCGGGCCAGAGGGGGATTTGTTCGCAAGAACATGACACCCAGGACGTTTAGGGACCGCGTTGTAGATGGGCTGCGGGACTTTTATGGGCACTGGGTTGATGACACCGATCCTATCGGCAAGGCTGTCAAAGAAGCCGAAATCCAAAACGGGCAGAAAGTGGCGTTCCATATGGACGCTCAAAAACAGGCTTTGATGGCTAGAGGGAATGCCGTTGCCAGGGCAACGTTAGTTTTAACCGGCGGTAAAGACGCTAAGGCTTCCTTTAAGGCCTTGAACAGCGTGTATGGCAATGTGTTTAAAAGTGAGAAAACACTTAAAGACGCTGCCGATATTTTGCACGGCATGAAAGAATCTGAACTAAAATCCATGAAAGCGAAGACTCCGGACGAGGCATTGGATAAGTATCTAACGGCCATGCGGACGGAAGAACTGGTGGCGCACGATGAAAAATACTGGGGACCGCCCGGATATGAAACTGCAAAGGAACGAAAGCAAATTATTGATGCCGCTCCTAAATCTATTCGTGATGCTGCCCAGATTTGCTGGGACTTGAGTAGGGATATGGTCGATTTCATGGAGCATGAGGGGCTTGTGACTGCAAAGGCTGCAGAGACAATGAGAGGATATAAGTACTATTGCCCAATGTTCCGACAAGTTGAAGGCGCTGACTTTGGCGACGATATCGTGAATACCTTCAATAACTGGAATCAGTACGTGAATCTGGGGTCAACGATTCATCGCTTAGAACATGGCGGCCCGCAGCAGATACGTTCGCCATTTGAATCTATGATTAAAATGGTAATGGCTACCATGGATAAGGCAGAACGAAATAACGTGGGGAAAGCCCTGGTTAAACTAGCAACTGACTCCGAAGGACTCGGGAAACTTGTCTTGCGTGACACTACGTTGAAAGCAGCAAAGCCTTCTGTGGGGGCCTTTTCCGTATGGATCAATGGTAAAAAGCAGATATACCGCACAACACCGGAACTGTATAAGGCCTTAACAAGTACAGATGAATCGTCAGCAAGAAGCTTATTTAGCATCTTCCGCAGTATCAATCGTATGATGCGCCGTGGCGCTACGATTTCGCCGTCATTTATCACAAGAAACTTTATTCGTGATACCTTAACGGCTGGTATCAATAGTAAGACCGGCTTTATTCCGTTATGGGATAGTATT